GTTCTTGCTTCTCTAACTTTATCCATCATTGAATAAAGACGTTTTGCACCTGCATCAGTAGAGCCGTTGCCGAGGTGAGATACAACATCAGCAGGCACAACAAACTCCCCGTCCGCAAGCCTGGCAGGCTGCTTATGTGCAATAGTAGCAGGTATATTATCAGACATACCGTCGCCAGGGCCTTTAAGTAATCGACCACCATCTGAATAGCCTCCTAAGTTAAATCCGCCAGGCACGCCACCGCCAGCATAAGCGTTCATAATCCCGCCTTGCGCAGCTGAAGTTGGTGGAGTTGATGGAGTTGATGGGGCTAAATTTAATGCGCCAAGTGCTCCAGTGTTTTGTTGGGGTAAACCCTGCATACCGGTAACTCCTGCTAATTTAGCATTCATTATTTGTGCTCTTTGATAAGGGTTTTTACCGCGCAAATCTGGGTCATCATTATTCACAATACCCTGCCCCATGCCGTACGAAGAACCTCCAGCTGTTCCATAACCTGTATTAAATGGATCTGGATTTGTGGCTAAGTTTATATATTGGTTTAGTTCTTGTGATAGTGCATCAGTATAGTGCCCGCTAGTAGAACCACCGGATGCCATAGAATTAGCAATAGGTTGAGCCATTGGCATATTACTTGGCTGGTATCCCATCATCTGATTTGCAGATGTAGGCATTTGTGTAGGGGCATGATATATATTATTTGATATATTGCTCTGTGGGTACATTTCGCCAGGAACGCCGCCCATAGCCATACTTGCAATTCCCCCACTTGAACCTGTATACGGATTGTTTTGATAGTTACGGTACGAAGAAGGGTTAATTGCTGTTGGGTTTGCATTACCGCCTGGCTTAAAATTAGGAGACAATTTGTACCCAGTTAGTGGGCCTGTGTACGTAGTGTTAATTCCTGGGCTTGTACCTTTATTTAGTAAACCCATCTTACTTGCAAGAATTCCTCCGCCAATTGCAGTTGCAGTTTTATTTTGGCTCATCCAATCAAGGGCGCTATTAAAATAACCCATAACCCCACTAGGGGCTGCGGCTTCGCCAGATCCTAACGCAGCTCCACCACCAATTCCAGCACTAGCTCCGCTAGTTCCTAGTACATACGGATTTCCTGAACCCATAACACTTTGTAAATATGACGGTGATGATGCCCCTGTCCCTAATGCGTTTGCGTCGGGAAAATATGAAGTTGCCCCAATGCCAGCACTACTAGCACCACCAGGTGCAGTTAAACCAGGTCCAACTAATGAGCTTGTTCCATCTAAAGCTGAAATTTGATCTGGGGCCAAAGCTACAACATTAGAAGCAGCGGCTGGAGCAGCGGCTGGAGCAGCGGTAGCTCCAGGTATTACGGTGTCTGTAATAGCCTCAGTACCGCCTAATCCAAGTAGCTCAGGATTCGTTATTCCAACGGCTAATGCCCCAAGAGCAAGCGCGTCGAGTCCTTTAGAGCCACCTAAAGTGTCGCTAATACTACCTACTGGATCAGACCAAAAACTCATAACTATCCCCTTAAGATGTTCTTACTTTAAGCACGTTACCTGCGCTTGTATCTACATAAATATCGCCAACTCTTAACAAACCATTTGCGTAATCCGTCTGCGTAGGTAAGCTAATAACTTGTCCAGTACCTGAAGTCCCAGGTTGGCTAAAATTTAAAGCAGAAATAACCTGAGAAACTGTTGTTGAGTTTGGCGCGGTTACTCTTTGCGTAGCCATAGCAGATGGACCTGGACTATCTAACTGCGTAAAGTAAAGGCGCAGAGCATTTGTTAGCTGGTTAATATAAGCAGGATCATACTCAGCGGGTGCAATTGGTATGTTGGGTTGATGTGTAGTTCCAGTTGACATTACCTTCTCCCATCCGGTCTAATATCAAACCTAGGAACACCGAGCTGCCACGCTGTTCCAATTGTATTGGACTCAATTCTAAACGCCATTTGACGTCCTCTGAGCCTTGTATAAACCTGGCCAGTAAACTGTTGTATGTTGTACGCGTTTGTGGCTGCGTAATTGTTTGCACTGACAACCTGTGGAGTTGCCGCCGCGCCGTAAGCAGTTCCAGAATTCTCTCTTGGTTTAACCGTCATCGTCACATAAGGTTCAGCAGGTGCTCCAGCTTGGTTTGAATTAGACCCGTTAAAGTTAACGTCCGGTAATATTCTCCAAACAAACCCAAAGTTCTGACCTTCTGCAATCTCAAAGTCGGATGATTGAATATAAGCATCTATTGGCAAAACGGCGGCAGTAGACAAATCATCTGTACCGCTTTCATGGTTTAACAATAAACCATTTCCGTTGGTTGTCAATACTGTAATCTGGCTATTAGAAGACCCAACAACCTGGCTAGGAGATATCGTATAAGTGCCAACTCCGCCTGTTCCGGTTCCAAGAGCCGTAATGGTTGTATTTGGAGCTATTCCAGGTCCTGTTAACGTTTGTCCAACAGCTAAAGTACCAAGTGTAATAGCGGTAACATGTAATGTAGTTGCAGATATATACCCAGTAAAAATACAGTTTGTGTTGTAAGAAGCGGCAACGGGATAGAACTCAATACCGTTCTGTATCCATGCGGTTCTGGACATTTCCCCGTAATACCAAATATTCTCTAAGTAGTTATAGACTACATAAGAGTCAACAATCGTATTTGGATTTGCGGATGTGCCTGTACCGTTTGGCCCGGCAATAGAACAATAGAACCACCAAATCTCATTAAACTGCTCATTAGCACCGGCAAATACTTGATAAGACTGCTGTTGGTTTAACTGCTCAAATACATATTGACGCACTGCACAATCAAGCGTAGATACCGTACCTGTATACCGATAGAACTTATCCTGCCCCATCCAATAGGTCGTATTGTTAATCGTCACCATGCAATTGGGAGACATAACAGATATATTGTCCATCATGATCTGGAAGCCCCAAACATATGGGGCGCCAATATACTGCATAGAATAAAGAGCAGAATCAGTCCAAACTAATATCTCCTGACGGGTCGTTCTGGCTCCAACAATATAAGAACCGTTACTTAATATGTAATCACCTGCCTGGTTTGTTACGCTAGGCGTCCATTGCTGAGGATTGGCCTGGTCTGACCAGCGAACGCACATTGGGTTAAATGTAGAAGAGCCATACGGGTTAGCTCCAAAAGCAATAACAAACTGCTGAATGGAAGACGCTATGACCTGATATGTTTGGGTTGGTACATTAGAAGCGCCAGACAAAGAAGATAATGGGATAGCCCTGGTTCCTACTCCGTTTGCGTCTTGCCAATAATATATAGCACCGCCTCTAGGGGCAATAACTAAATCTTGACCGTAGTTATCGTTAGACCAAAGCCTGAGCTGAGATCCAACACCCGCTCCGGCGTAAGACGTCCCCCATCCACGAGTACCTGTTTGCTCTTGTACAACTACAGAAGATCCGCCACCACTACCAGTAGAAGTAGCAGTTAATGTGCTAGAAATTGTGGATGTAGAAATCGTATATGTGTTTGTGCTGGTAGAAGTAATTTGATATGCAAAATTATTAAGCACTGATGCCGGTATGCCGTTAGTCGTTGTAGCTCCTGTGAAGATAACAAAAGTACCAGTCGTTAAACCGTGAGCAGTCTGGGTAACCGTAATAGTCCCGCTTGTATTTGTAGTTGCAAATGGGTTAGATCCTAAAGATACGCTTAAAGGCTGAGAAGCTCCGCCCCAAGGACCTGCGCCCCATCCGTTACTGACCGTATATACATCAAGACCTACTGGGACTTCATACCCCGCAGATACCGATCCGCCGCCAGTAGCACTTGAAGATGCAGTAGTTGACGCAGTAATCGTATATGTATTAGCACTTGGGTTAATGGATACGACTTGATATTCACCACTTATGGTTAATCCGCCAACAGCAGAACCGCCGCTAAATACAACATAGTCCCCAACACTAGGGTCATAGCTTCCATCCGTTACAGTAACCGTTGCAGAACCGGAAGTAGTTGTAAAAGGATTGGTTAGCGAATCAGACTGGATAAAAGGAGTTATATCGTTATAAGTACCACCTTGATAGATGTAATACTTAATTTGGGTTCCTACGCCTATTAGATTATTTCCCGCAAGGTCAACCCAATTCCAAAGCGCGCGGGCATGGCCTAAGTACTGATTAGGGCTAACCTGGCTCCATCCGCCTATCTTTTCTGGAAACCCAGAGCGGAACCGAATGTTATTACAGTCGAACCATCCACCAGTGTTGGCAAAATCTGTGCCTTCACGGTTAACTCCTGGTCTGAACTGTAATTTCTGTAAGGGCATAGATTCCTCAAGCTAAAACGGACATGGCATGTTGATACCTCGCCATGCGATCCTCTTGCCCAATTGTCCCACCATTTATA